GAGATTGTTCAATTCATTGTTAAGTATGGTTCAGCAATCACGATTGAAGCACTCAATATTGAGGTAGAGAATCGCACAGATCTCAATGAAACTGAAGTCAAAGAGATTCGTGAAATCAATGCATCTCTGAACGATGCTGCTGTAGAAAAGCAATGGTTGCTTGATACCACTGAAAAGTGGTGTCGTGATCGTGCTATCTACTTGGCACTTATGGAGTCAATCCATATTGCTGATGGTAATAATGAGAAGAAGAATCGTGATGCGATTCCAAGTATTCTTTCTGATGCTCTAGCAGTATCGTTTGACAATAATATCGGACACGACTATCTTCAAAACTATGAGGAGCGATATGAGTTTTATCATCGTAAAGAAGATAAGATTGAGTTTGATCTGGAATATTTCAACAAAATCACAAAGGGTGGTCTCCCTAATAAGACTCTCAATATTGCTCTCGCTGGAACGGGTGTTGGTAAATCACTATTCATGTGTCATTTGGCTAGCTCCGTCTTACTGCAGGGCAGGTCCGTTCTCTATATCACTCTTGAGATGGCAGAAGAGCGAATTGCAGAAAGGATTGATGCGAACCTTCTCAATGTACCGATTCAGCAACTGGTTGATCTCCCACGCTCAACGTTCGAGAACAAAGTAACTAGTATTGCGAAGAAGACACAAGGTTCTCTGGTAATCAAAGAGTACCCAACTGCTTCTGCACATTCAGGACACTTCAAGGCACTTCTCAATGAACTGGCACTTAAGAAGTCATTTAGACCTGACATTATTTTCATTGATTACCTTAATATATGTGCTTCCAGCAGGTATAAGTCAAACCTTTCTGTCAATTCATATTCATATATTAAAGCAATTGCTGAGGAACTTAGAGGACTCGCAGTGGAGTTTAATGTCCCAATTGTCTCCGCTACTCAGACCACTCGTTCAGGTTATGGTTCTTCTGATGTTGAACTTACTGATACTAGTGAGTCCTTTGGTTTGCCTGCTACTGCTGATCTTATGTTTGCCCTTATTAGCACTGAAGAGCTTGAGCAGTTGGGACAAATTATGGTGAAGCAGTTGAAGAACCGATACAATGACCCCACAATTTTTAAGCGTTTCATTGTGGGTATTGACCGTGCTAAAATGAGACTGTACGATTGCGAACAGTCAGCACAGAAAGATATACTTGACTCTGGAAACGAAGACGAGTATAATGACAACGAAGACAAGAAACCTAAAAAATCATTTGAAGGATTTAAATTTTAATGGAAATTGTTGAAAATATTTTACCAGAGACAATACAAACTTTTATTGAAGATTTTTGCCTTGACCAAAATTTCTTATGGACTTTTTTGAAAGATACTGCATACAGTGATAAAAGTGATTATCCATCATTTGGGCATATGGCTATCGATGGATTTCATCCTGTTAGTAGTATGGCAAGTATTTTTGAAGTTCCAATAACTATCATTAATGAAACATTTAAATTGGATAGAAAAAAATTATTTCGTGAAAGATTTGGTTTGTATATGCCATTATCTAATCGACCAGTACACAATAATCCGCACGTAGATTTAGATGATAAATCTCATACTGTAGTTTTGTATTATGTAAACGATTCTGATGGTGATACATTTTTCTTTGATGAAAATATGAATATTGCAAAAAGAATAACTCCTAAAAGAGGAAAAGCAGTTATGTTTGATGGGAGTATATTCCACGCAAGTTCAATGCCATCTAAAAAACCAAGAATAACTTTAAATTTGAATTATTTGAAATAAAATTTCACTTGACTCTGGACAAGATGACGAGTATAATGATGAAGACAAGAAACCTAAAAAGTCGTTTGAAGGATTTAAATTTTAATGGAAACTGCTAGACACGTTAATTTTGATAAGTATGCTGAGTTTGTGGATGCTGTAACTTCTGATGCGTCCAAAGACTTCCTTTCCCTTTCTGATCGTCTTGTCGCACTGGATGAGAAGGGTGCTAATATTGAACGCTTGCTGACTGCTGCTGTTGGTATCAATGCCGAAGGTGGTGAGTTTATGGAAATCGTCAAGAAAATGATCTTCCAAGGCAAACCATTTAATGAAGACAATCGTGAGCACATGATCATTGAACTTGGTGATATTATGTGGTATGTTGCCCAAGCTTGTATGGCTCTTGAAGTGACCCTTGATGATGTGGTTGCTCGTAATGTACAAAAACTTCTCAAGCGTTATCCTGAGGGTGCGTTTGATGTTTATTTCTCCGAAAACCGTGCTGCTGACGACCGATGACTAAGGAAAAAAAAGTAACACTCAAAGTTGATGTTCGTACTGCTGCTGTAGTTCGTCAAGTGCTCTTTGAAGCACAAAGGGGATATGGTCTTGAGTATACTCCAGAGCGTATCGTTGATATTCGTTCAGTCATTCAAGATCTTGACGATAATATTGGATCTGTTTTAGGAGTATAATGAAAGTCCATAAGTTTGCACCAGTAACTGTATTTGAAACTGAAATTCCTGGATATAAAAATCTGTTAAAAGATTTACATCAGGGTCATTCGTTTGATGATGAAACTG